ACGATCAGTACCTTTAATGCTGACACGTTTGTAAATAATGCAGGTATTGCATCTTATCGTAACTTCTTAGAGACGAAGACCTTGTTTAACCAAGGGATGCAGACAGGTTACGTGGCAGATACGACTACACCTACTAGCTTCTTTCAGACGTACGCTCATTGGGATAATGACGATCCAGATCAAACACGGTTCGCAACTAGCGTAGATGGTACTGTAACATGGAGTGATGTGTATGCTAAGGCTCCTAAATGGGCAGGCGCTAAAGGCAGTACACTTATCTTTGTTAATAACAACAGCGGTACTTCAGCGCAGACAACTGTTACAGGGGCTACCTTTAATAGTAATAGCATAACACTGACAGATCGTGGTCATTACTATATAGGCGGCGGCCAGAACCATCACTATTACACGTTCAGCAGTAGTGACCTTGCCCACAACTTAAGCGGTTCTACTATAGGGGCGACTTTCAATAAGGTAAGCGAGAATGACATGAACATGCAGCTTATCCTTGGTCTACCAGGCAACTGGGACTTTGTAAAAGCTTCAGGTCTATCAGGGCGAGACGAAGTAGACTCATTTGACATTACGGGCCTACAGAAGAACGACGTAATCTTTCTGGGGCTGACAGGCTTCACCGATAATATCAACACGTTTGTAGACGCTGACTTCACTAATGCCACCCAGAAGGGTAGCGCAATGCGGTCGCGCTGGAAAGACAACCAAACTTTGAGAATGCTAACTGTCGATGCTGACGGAGACGTTACAGTAGACGTACCCGCACCATACACTACTACGCCTTACGTAGACCCTGACTACGACGGGGCAGGCTACATCGTAATGAGATACGCAGGATAAAGAGGAACACAATGGCTAAGAAGTTCGCAGGCTTTACTCCTGCTCAGCTAGATCGGATCTTCCCAGAGTTACAAGGGCTGCGTCCTCAAGATAAGCAGACGGTGCTTGACTCGGATCGTAGCATGCAAGACCGTCTGCGTGAGATGGAGATGGAAGCTCAGCGTCGTATCTCTGGTCGTGAGTTTGCTGAAGGCGGTTTGGCCGAGACACCACAACCTGAAGTCGAAGAAGGTTTTCCTACCGTTCAGGAAACACTTCAGCGCTCTGACGTTATTACCGAACAGCTTTTAGAAGATCCTACTACGGCAGTAACTACTGCTGATATTGCTAAGACGGACATTACAGATAGCCAGGTAATTGACCCTACCACAGGTCAGGTAAAGGCAGAAGACATACCACAGGTTGCTGTTAGCGGTGCGGTAGCTGCACCTGACGTAGCTGCACCTACACCAACACCCGCGGCTAAAGTAGATGCTACGGAGATTAGCGAGACTGTTAAGTCTACCCTCGACTCTCTTGAAGCTGCTACAGGTCAAGTAGGTGAACAGGCCTTGGCTGCTGCTGCTGAGATGGAACCACAAGAGCTAAGCGCTCTAGGCCTATCTGTAGAGCAGATCGCTGAAGCACGTAAGGTTATCGCCCCTGAAAAACGTAAAGTTGAAGAAGGCGAAATGATTGACGGTTCTACCGTTGACATGGCTAAGGTAGAGAAAGCTGTCAACTTTGAAGCAGCTACTGGTGCACCTTCTAGCGATGCTACTGTACAAGGTCAACTTACTGGCTTGATGGAACAGTTTGAAGGAACTGAGCCACCAGCATGGGCTGCAGGTGCTATGCGTCAGGCTGCAGCACGTATGGCTTCTCGTGGTTTGTCTGCTTCTTCTATGGCAGGTCAGGCTATTGTACAGGCAGCTATGGAATCCGCCCTGCCTATTGCTGTACAAGATGCACAGACCAGCGCTGCATTTGAACGTCAGAACCTAAGCAATAAGCAACAGGCTGCTATGTTTGCTGCAGAGAAGCGGGCGCAGTTTCTAAACCTGGAGTTTACACAAGACTTCCAGGCTAAAGTACAGAACGCTGCACGCATCAGCGAAATTGCTAATATGAACTTCAGTGCTGAACAACAGATTGCACTAGAAAACTCTCGTATGGCACAGTCTGTAGACTTGGCTAACTTGAATGCAGCCAATGCTAAGATCATGGCTGACGCTGCTGCTATGTCTCAGGTAGAGCTGACCAATCTGAACAACCGTCAGCAAGCACAGGTGCAGAACGCTAAAAGCTTCTTGCAGATGGACATGGCTAACCTAAGCAATGAGCAACAGACAGCTATGTTCCGTATGCAATCTGTTACACAGGCTCTGTTGAGCGACCAGGCAGCACAGAATGCTGCAGCACAGTTCAATGCATCTAGTGAAAATCAAACTAACCAGTTCTTTGCTAGCCTACAAAATCAGGTCAGCATGTTTAACACTGAACAGCAGAACGCTATCTCACGTTTTAACGCTGGTGAAGAGAACGCTTTGAACCGCTTCAATGCAGAGATGCGTAATCAGCGTGACATGTTTAACGCACAGAACTCTTTGATTATTGAACAGGCTAACACTGCATGGGCGCAGAAAGTAGCTACGGCTGAGACCGCCGCTATCAACGAGCGTAACATGGAAGCTGCTCGTGTAGCGAATGGCTTCACCAATCTAGACATGAATACTGTACTGCAAGAAGCGCGTGACATTATGTCTTTCGCTTGGGATACTGCTAACAATGATGCAGATCGTGCTACACGTATTTTGCTGCAACAGATGCTAAATGATCAAGCAGACTCTGAATCAGCGGCACGACGTTCTGAATCTATGTTCAGCACGCTAGGTAGCCTATTCGCAAACGTCTTGAATCCGATAGGGTAAAAATATGTACACACCTATTAATGTCCTACGTCTTGCACGTGATGGCATCAAAAAGTTAGACCAAATGGTGGGCGGTGAAGACGAAGTAACTACAGGTATAATGGCTACTGAGCAGCCTGTTGCCGAGACTGACCCATTGGTAGACACTGTTGATGCTCTAGACGAAGCATACAGTGAAGTGCCTGGATACCGCTCTGTACGTACACAGGCTGAACCACAAAGCGATGTAGATGCACGTGTGTATAGCATGTGGCGTGTAGGTGAAGTACCAGTAGAAAGCCCTGGCGTTGCTATGCGTAGCCTGGTCCGGTTTAACCCTACTAGTTCTATGATGGGTCGCATGGCACAGAGTCGCATCAGCGACGCAGTTGAAGAAGGAACTTTTACACGTAATGAAGATAAAGAGCCAGAGACAGGCCTTGAGCGTTTCCTTGATGATCCCTTGGGTTCTGTTGCCAACTTTTTCTTTCCCCCTGCAGGTGCACAAACAGAAGATGACGGGCTGACTGCTTTCCTAGAGCAGCAACCTGGTGTAGGGGTAGAGTTTGACGATGCACCACGCGGCCTGATGTCACCTGATGAACAAGAAGCAAATAGTAACGAAGGCTTTTCTCGTGTAAAGTTTGACGATGCTGTAGCTCGTATCATGGAAACAGATCACGGTAGTACGCCTGTTCCAACGAAGGATAAGAAAGAGAAAAACATCCCAGAAGCACAGCGTAGCAAAGACGTTGGATACGGCCATAAGGTTACTTCTGCTGAAGAGTCTTCAGGCATGATTCACGGTATCCCGTTTAAAGACAGTGACGGTAATTACATAAGCCTTACAACTGAGCAGAAAGAAGAGATCCTTCGCGCAGATATGGCTACCCAGCTACGTATTGCACGAGGTGGTGCTGACGGATGGGATGCAGACCTGGCCAAAAGAGGTAGCTCTTGGGAAGAGTTAGGTGAGCCTTACAAAGCAGCGTTAAACTCTCTAGCATTCAATGTTGGTGGTGGTACAGGTCGCACTTGGACCACTGTTTTACAGGCTGCTATTAATGAAGATATACCGTTCTTTGCTGAACATCTGCGACGTCAAGATGATGGGGCAAATACTGCAGGCATGGATAACCGTGTGATGAAAGAGTTATACTACGCCGGGTTGATTAAAAACCGTTCTGAAGTAGCAGACAAACTACCTCTAGCTAACGACCTTTCTGGCGTACCTGAGTAATGAAGAAACTTGCTTTTCTCTGCATATTAGCTATAACTGTAAGCGGTTGTAGCTCGTTGGGTCTGCTCTCTAGCTTTGCTGGGGGCGGCCCTTCTGTGTCTGCTAGTGTGCAAACGGGAGGCACTAGCAGTACTAATCAAGCCCTATCTCAAGTTGACAACAGCGCCACTACTAATGTAGAATCTGGCCGTGACACCATCACCAACAATGAGACGTCAGCAGTAGCTACTTCGGGTAGCGTAGACAGTATCTCAGTAATGAATACCGACATCCCGTTTTACGTTATTGTACTGATTATCCTTGGTTGGATTCTGCCCTCGCCTGCTGAAATGTACCGCGAGTTCCTACGGATCATAACCTTCGGACGCTATAAAGGTTAACTCCGTGGAAGAAAT